GTGTTGATTGTGATTGTGTTACTAATAATGTTTGTAGAAACATTGACATTAGTAATGTTTGCAGTTGGAACTGTTAATAAGTTAGTAATGTTTGCATTATTACCAAATACAGTTCCGTTTGCTGTAATATTATTACTTGCTACAATATTTGCGGCTACTGTTAAGTTACCGTCAATATTAGCAAGATTTGAAACGCTTAAATTATTAGCAGTTAAGTTACCTGATACTTCTAAACTTGTACCAGTGGCTGCGCCGATGTTTGGTGTTGTAAATACTGCGCCAGATTTAACTACAACGTTACCACCTGTGATAGTTGTTGTGATTTCATCTACGTTAACTGAGAATTCTGTGCCGTTTAATGTAAGACCTGGACCTGCTGTAAATGTACCAGCACCTGAGAACTGTACCCAATTAACTGGATCTGTACCAACAGTTGTGACTGGGTCGGTCATTACCCAGCCTGTGTCATTATATAATGTACCCTGTTGAATGAATGTAAAGTCACCACCTGCCATTTCAGTTGGTGTATCAAAATCATCTGCTCTTGTTAGAACGGTTGAACTTGTATAAACATAGATACCATTATGTGCTTGATTTGATTCATCTTTGATCAAAATTCTATCACTTGAAGATAATGTAATTCCGTCAATTGCTGTAATAGTAGATCCTGAAATTGTTAAAGTAGCGCCGACACCTGACGAACCGTTATTATAAGCAACAGTACCACCTGACATAGTTGCAAGAGTATCAGTCGATGCTACGATACAAGGTGCATGTACGTGTAATCCTTGTGCAATATCATCAACATACTGCTTAGTAGCGGCGTCGGTTGATGCTGTTGGAGTTGCAAGAGATGTAATTCTGTGATTTGTAACGTCTACGTTACCTGTACCACTGGGTGCAAGTACGATATCTTCGTTTGTGCCTACTGCACTAATTGTGAGATTTCCAGTAGGAGCAGTAATAGTGTCAGTTACTAAGTTACCTGTCGTAGTTTTACCTAAAATGTTTGCATTCGCACCGTCGATATTACCATTTGCTGTTACTGTACCATTAGCAAGAATGGCGCCTGACTGAATAGTATTTCCTGTGCCAGTAACTACAATGCCAGTATCTGTAATTAATAATACGTTTGCATTGCCTGTAGCAGTAATACCGATGTTGCCGTCTGTGTATACTAAAACATTGCTGTTACCGTTCGCTAGTGGGCCTACTAAATTACCTGCACTAACATTACCTATAACATTAGTGTCATTAGCAACATTGACGTAATTAGCGGTTGCTAAGTTACCTAAATCAGCATTATCTAATATTACATTGCCTGTTAATGTTAGAATATTAGATACATAGTCCCAAGTAAATGCGTTACTACCAACAGCAGAACCGTTAGCACTATAAATGACTGCTTTATTAGGAGCAGAAATTGTTAAGTTACCAGAAATGTTACCTATAAAATTAGGTGCTATAATGTTTGCTGTTGAAGTGACTACTCCATTGCCATCTGGTTGTAAATTAATATTGCCATCTGTAGTTGTACTTGATATTGTAGTACCATCAAAGTTTAGATCGCCAATATTTGTGTTGCCGGGTAAGTTTGTAACACCTGTTAAACCAATGTATCTATAACCAACTACATAAAGAACTTTGCCTGATGTAAGTGCAGTTGGAATTGTTTCTCCAATAAAGTTAAGTACACCTGATTGATAGTTAAAGTACCATTCACCTGTTCCACCTGAGCCTGCGGCGAAGATTTGTGTACCTGTTGCTGTAGGATCAGCAACTCCTGAACTATCTACCCAAATTTGAACTTGGTAAGTAGCGCCAAATTCTGCTGGAATCCAATAAGTTAAATCAGTTTTCCATGTGGGGTAAACACTACCTATCGGTACTGTTGTATTATCTGCTGTACATTCTACTGCATTTGATCCTGTATATGCCTGAACAAGATTTGCAACTGCTGATGCAGTGCCGGGAATCTGATCCGCTTGTGTCCACATCGTGTCTCCACGAATAAGAAGAGGACTCGGAATAGATTCGTTAGACGGACTTTTATTGTCTTCCGTGTCTGTTTTTGTTACGCCAAATGCCTGTTTATAGAGCAGGTCGACTTTTTGATCTACTGGTATACTCATAATTAATTACTCGCCGCCTCTAATGATAGTGCTGATATAGTTTGTCCTGATGTTAGTTTAATACGAACATAGATTTCATTCGTTGCTGTGCTAGATGAACTCACTGTACCAAATGTTGCTGTAACTGATTTATTAGTTTGGCTACTGTTTAATGGCGCTGTTCCTCCTAAAGCACATCCGTCTGATCCGTTTCCTCCGACACCTGATCCGGGAACACCTGCTCCTGCATATGCAGTTGACATATCTAGCCAACCATTTAATCCTGATGTAGAATCAATTGTTGACCCGGGTAAACCTACCCATAAACCTGCTAATGTGCCTGACCATTTAACATCGAATTTTGATACTGATGTTCTTACTACTCTAAATGTAAAATACTGACTTGCGTCTTGTCCGCTCAAGTCAGGACCAACTGGTAAATATCCAGTTGAATAATCTGTTGTGTCATTTTTTAACACATCTGCAACTACTGTTGCATCATAAGTTTGAAGCGGTCCATTTTGACTATCAAATAAAGATGCTCCTGCACTGAAACTAGGAGTATCGGTTGAACCCGGGTTTACAATCCTTGATGCTAATCCTGTTCCTGAACCGATAGATGATCCAATATAGACGTTTGCTTCTTCAATTCTGCTAGAACTTGAAGTAGTCCCTGTTTTATAAAGAACTGTTGCTCCAGGTGATAATGCTTGCACACCTGAAGTGTAAGAGTTAAATGCTGTTACTGATGGGCCTGTAGTACTAGAACCAAACCCAGAAATAATTTGTGATGTTGTACTAACTGTTGCGTTGCCTGAACTTACATATAAGTTTTGCTGTAGTGGCGTTGCAATAGATGCTTGTGCATATGTTCTGCTTGCTGGGGCTCCAAATGCTCCTGCTCCTGAACCAGTAATAAACGTATCACTTGTTGGATACATGTTACCTGATAATCTATTGACATCAAACTGTGCATCAAAAATGTTAGTATTGTTGTAGTGAGGTACAGTTGAAGTATATGTATAACTTGGAACCGCAGGTGCTGTAAACGTTACTGATGTAAACTGTGGGGTACCTGGATTACTTGAGTCGTAGTACCAAAGAGGAGTATTTGTGTTGCTAGTTGCAGAATCAGCAATATAGACTTCGTTCCAACCATCTGATACAGAGCCTGATAGGTCTGCTGTAAACACTGACCAAAAACCTGCGGCTACGTTTGCATCAATAACTGAGTAATCTACGTTGTTGCTAATAATTAAGTTGCCGTATGTTCCGTTACCAGTGAGTGCAGATGTTAATGTCACGCTACCTGCATCTGCACCATTTAGGTAGCATGTTATGGTACCTGAATCACCAGGACCAACATTTGCAACTGCATTTGTTGTGTAGGATGCAGAACGTCTTACAGATGAAACCGTAGTCCCTGCTGGAACTGCGGCGCTTCCTCCTGATGTATTGTCTGGTTGCGTAAAACCATTTGCCATACGATAAGATGACAATGAATCTATTGCTAAAGTTGTTCCGCCTGGGAAATCACTTGGTGAAGGAGGAACTAATTTTCCTAATACTTCATTTAATTGGGCAATAGAATTAGAAACAGATGACGCTGTAGTTAGTGTTAATGCATTACTTGTTAAATTACCTTGAGTAGGAGTACCCAATGCTATGTCAATAGCACCTGTTGTACTTGGAATAGTTACAATACCTGTTACATCTAAAGTACCATCAATATTGGCACCTGTAGCAGTTATGTTAGCAATTAAATTACCGTCAACATTTAATTCAATGTTACCGTCTACGGTTGGTATACTTACGTTTGAAGTACCATTAGAAATTACTGAAGTGTCGATGCCGTCTAATAATGCACCATTACCTAAATAATAATTTGATCCGATATCGACATTGCCACCAACTGTTAAAATATTTGTTGAAGGGTCGAATTCTAAATTACCACTAGCACCAAAAGAACCATCATCATTAAATTGAATTTGATTGTTTGAGCCTGCCGGTAATTGTAAGTCCCAAGGTTGACCGTTTGCGTAATATAGGTTGTCTGTTAATACTCCAAGTGCCGCAATGTTTGCTGTAAACGTTGCGCCGTTTGTAGTGATATAACCGTTACCTAAAATAATATTAGCGGGATCTTCTCCTACGGAAAATCCTGCTACTGAATTGAATGGTTTAATTGCCATCTGATATTGCTCCGTTAATAAATGTATTTATATTTTTTTCTTTAATCTCTGTACCTTTGAACCATAATTTTATACGTGATTTGATTAGTGGTTGCCGGCGTGACCCATAATACTATTCTGGCTGGAAGAAACACGTCTCCAGGCACATATGTTAGATCATAATCTGTTACTAATCCACCTATATACAAAGCACTGGTTTCGTTGTATACTACATCCGTATTGTAATACACCGCATTAATGTTTAAGTACTGTCTTTTGCCTGAAAACTCATCAGTTGCTATGATAACGTAATCAAGTGCAGCCAGGTCTTCTACGGGCGTCTGACAGAGTTCTATGTTAGATGTTGATGTAGTGTTTGCTATACAAATTTCACTAGTTCTAAACTCAAATGACCCTGATCCCATTGTAAAAACGTTAGCAGTTACTTCGCCTGCAAAATTGACCTTGTTATCAGATTTGTTAAATGTCATATACGGAGAACCAGCAAATGATCCTGAATCATTAAACTGAATCTGCGTGTTAGAGCCGCCTGGTACGCCGTTACCACCGCCGCTTCCGGCAGTCCATGATAAATTTCCGGCGCCATCAGTAGAAAGCACATATCCGTTTATGCCACCATCAATGTGTAAATTTGCTAAAGTTAAATTAACATTTGGTGAACTAGCGAGATTTACTGGTCCGGACCCAGTAAAAGTACCTATACTGTTTAGTGTTATGTTACCTATAAATTGCGATGGTCCCGTGACAATAAGACCGTCGGCACCAATGTCTCCGCTTACTGATAAGTTACCAGTTTGTGTTGTTCCTGTAACATTTAAAGATGTTAATGTGCCAACACTTGTAATGTTTGGTTGTGCCGAAATAGTTACATTGCCTGCATAATTGGCATAGTTTGATATTGTTCCGGTATCAATTTCTGCAAACACTCCATTACCATACAAAACATGTTGAGCATTGCCGTCTAAGTCAATTGAAGAAATGTTACCGATACCGGTAATGTTTGCATATGTTATGTTAGAAAGATTACTACCGTCTCCACCGATGTAGTCAACAGACAAAAGATTTGTATCTTTGTCATATATAAATCCAGAGTCTCCTCCAAATGCTCCAGCGTCATTAAACTGAACTTGTGTATTAGAGCCACCTGGTACGCCGTTACCACCACCGCCATTTCCTGTTTGTGCTGTCCAACTTAAGTTACCTGCACCGTCAGTTTGTAATACATACCCATTTAGGCCGCCATCAATCTGTAAATTATCTACGTTTCCTAAATTAACTAAATTTCCTGAGGCTGAAAAGTTGCTTACACTTACTGTTTGTGTAGTTGTGTTAAATGTAAAGTTAGCAGATGCTCCAAGTACACCATTATTATTAAACTGAACTTCTGTATTCGTTCCTGCAGGATCGCTACTAAAAGGTGTTCCGTTCGCATAATAATAGTGATTTGCGTAGACTTTGTTTGCAGTAACATTACCACTAGGAACTACAACATTGGTAACAATATTACCATTAGAATCAATGACATCGATTGCAGGGATTCCGACTGAAAAGCCCTTAAGTGCGTTAAATTTTTCTGCTGCCATGCCGGAAATATTCTCCTATTATAATAATATATTTAGCATTTATCCTAATTTATTTTTACAGAATAAAGCACTTAGGAGATCTTTTTTATAAATATTTGTATGATAACATCACAGCCTCACAGACCCTTTTGTAAAAAATGCAAATTTGCGTTGGCGAAACCCAATGGCAAAAGCAAACACGGTTTTCAAAAGTGGCATAGATATTGTGTAGATTGTGCTAAGGCTATGTACAATAAACGTTTCAGACATTTACAACATAAAACCACACACTGTGATAATTGTGGTTTTGTCCCAGAAGATTTGATTCAGTTAGATGTTGTATATAAAAACGGAAATACTAAAGATAAATCAACAGACAACTTAATGACGCTGTGTGCTAATTGTAGCAGATTGTATAATAAAAAGATTAGAAGGAATAAAAAAATACTAGATTTGTCTGTAGACTCGGATATTACAATTTGATTTCTTCGATTTTATTATACCAAGCATTGTAATAAGTTGCAAGTTTTTCTCTGTCATAATTTGGCAAATCCAATATTTCATACAAATCTTTTACAGAATCTAGTGTTTCCGTTTCAGATTCGTATCTTCGTACATCAAATTCATAAATGACATTAGAAAGTTTCCTTAGTTCTTCTAAGTGTTCTTCATGGTACTTTAAGGAATCGTAGTAAACTTTAATTTTAATATCTTTCTTTGCACGTTTTTCTACATACGCATGAGGATGCGTAAAAAGAACAATTTTAGCATTTTTCCAAAGTTTTTTTATAGCAAGGACTTCTCTAATATCATGTGATGCTCTAAAGAATCTATAGTCACTATTGGACACGTCTTTAACAAAAGAGTTATAATGTATGCCTCTCCAAGGATCAATATACTGTCGTTTATCAAACCCAAAGAAAAGATTATCACTCAAGTTAAGATCATTCCAAAAATCACCCTTTTTAATGCCACTAAGTTGTGCCAACAAATAATCTAACTTGTCTTCTACAGTAAAGTTGCCTTCCATTTGAAGTAACGCAAGTTTATCGTGCGGGAACAGTGTTAAGTCATTTAATCCCAAACAATTAACCATAAATTTACCACCAGAATAGTTATGATACCAAATGATAGTAAGATTAGGATTATCTAGGTTGCACTCTTGTGCAGGGATTTTCATTAAAGTCTATCTTCGTATTCGCTTACCGGTGGAATCTCATCCGAATTAGATTCTTCACCCTCTGTCATGGTTGCTTCAGTTGATCTTTCGATTGCTTCAGTTTCCCAATCAAGTTCATCAGGTCGAGACGTTAATTGTTCTTCAAAACCCTTATATGTTTCTGCTTCTTCATCAGAAACGACAGGAGGACTTTGCCTCGGAATAATAGTCTCGTCTACTTTTTTAGCATCTTCGATTGTACCTACCTCACCGGTTTCAGTGTTCGCAAAGATGTTTAATGGTTCTGTTATAGTTTTATTTTCGTTTTCTTCAGTCATTATTTTCCTCTGCTTGTTCTTTATCATAAGCAATTGAATCTTCTAAATCTTCCCAAAAGCCGTTGTCAACTAGATATTCATCTGTGTACACTTCACTTTTGTCATGGTATTTAGGATTCATCCAACCAACTTTAGCATAATAACCTTTGCCAGTTGAGTCTGCCCAATCAAAATTTTGTTCTAATTCTTTTTTGTCATAGAATACTTTATCTACAAATTCACCAACCATTGTTTCTACAATGCTATAAGCAAATTTGTCTGGATCAAACTCTCCATCAATTTCAACTTCCCACGTACCAAACTGACCTTTCTCAAAACTGTGAAAAGTCATAACTGGAACATAGTTTTCTATATCTTCTTCAGTTATGTATTCGGTAGGTTCAGGAAACTCTACATCATGGTATGCTTCTCTGCCGTATAATTGGTGATGGCCTTCTATCTCAACTTCAGTATCCCAATCTTCTTTGTCATCATCATCGACTTTTACGACTCTAAACCCACCGTCAGCACTGTAACTATTGATATGTTCGATATCGTCTAGTTCATACCAAGGTCTATTTCCTTCTAGTGTCATTGCAGGCGATTCTGTGTCTGAAGGCTCATCGTCCCATTCAACACTAGTGACAAATTCGATACAGTCACTATCTCCTTCGTCTTCGATTCTAGGAGCCCAATATTCAGCAAATTCGTGTGAGACTTTGCCTATCGCAACTTCTCCACCGTATCTGCCACCAAATATTCTATATTTTGCCATAACTTCCTCTTATAGTATTAATGTTCATATAATAACATTCATTTAAGGCTGTGTCAAGTATTTAATGAGTATTTGGTTGCCCATAAAAAAAGGGAGAGTCAAAAGACTCTCCCAGGTTGTGAGTTATTAACTCGTTACTTTCGTAAGACGATAATCGGCTTATTGGAAAGTTAAGTTTTGAACTGCGATCTCACCAACGTAGTCAGCCGCGTTACCGAACGATGACGCAGTGTTTGTTAATTCGACATAACCGTATCTGGTCATAAATGATACGACTGGTTCGAATGTTGATGGATCTAGTACAACACCACTGCTCATTAATGGAATATATGGGCAGTAGAAAGCGGCTGCATCAGTTTCAGAAGAACCCTTATAACCAACTAACACTGCTTGAGTGTCAGGAGCATAAGAGTCAACGAATACACGCATAGAGCCATTTAATGTACCAACAAACTTAGTGTTTGTAGGTGCTTCAAATGTACCTTCTGTTGTACGTGCAAATGCTGATGTAGTAGCAGATTGTAGTACAGTTAATGCGGCAGAAGACACAACAGCCCAGTTACCTGCGCCTCTACGTGTTCTCTGTGCGATTAAGTTTGCAACTCTGTTGATAAGAACTGCTAAAGCGGCATGCTCATCACCAACGTATGTTGCTGTACCAGAAACTGTTGCCTGGTTGTATGTGAACTCAGTTGCTGCCAAGGTACGTAGAGATAAAAGAATCTCTTGGTCAATTTCAGCAGTGATTTCTTGTGCAAGAGCAGCCATAATTTCTGCTTCTACATCGATACCATGCTGAGACTGAGCGTCCTGAGCGGCTTCAAATGTCCAACGTGCTTGCAACTTACGTGATTTGGCTTCTACAGCCTGACGTAAGATTTGCACACTGATTTGCTTACCACCGTTTCCTTCTAAAGTTGCTGTATCAGCACCAGTATAGGAGTTTGCAGTCGCAGTTGCTTGGGCTGTACGTGAGTAAGCCTGTGCAATTTTGAATGGTGATAATGCTTCTTCACCAGCAGTTACAGAAGTAGCGGCTGCTGAATTGTCAGTCAAAGACTGAGCATAACGTACACGTAATGTGTGGATTTGTCCAACAGGGCCGGTCATGGGCTGTACACCAACGAGTTCGTTAGCGATAACAGTTGGCATAACACGACGGATTACTGGAAGAATCACACGGTTAAGTGTAGCAATGTTTCCTGCAGAGGTGCTACCAGCGGTAGCGTTCTCGTTTAAGAGACTCTTGCGGGTGTTTTCAAGGATTACACCCATTGTTGAGCGGCGATTACCTTTTAAGCCTTCTAACAGGGCGTCTTTGGTCTCGTCCCAACGGCTTTCTAAGAGTACTTGTGACATGGTTTATTTCTCCTAATATGTCTTCGTATTAATTAATTTGCAAGCCCTGCCAGACGCTTGAGATCGATGACGTTTGAAGACTCGTCAGCGGTCTCTTTTTCAATCTTCTTGGCAGATTTATTACCGTCTGCTACTGAAACGCTTTCAGTTAAAGGAGCTTTCGCTTTCTTTTCACTTCCAGTGTTTAGTACGGCTGGTAAATACTTATCAAAAGCGGCCTTCAATTTTGGTGTCTGGACGCTTTCTAGCAAACTTCTCATTACATGAGCCTTTTCTTTGTTCAAAGATTCTAAAAGTGAATCTAGTTCTTTTTCACGCTGAGTGGACTCTTTAATAATGCGAACTTCACTGTCTTTTGATTCAATTACCTTCATTGCTTCCGCAAGTTGGGCTTTTGAATCCGCTAGTTCTTTCTCTTTTGCTTCAAAAGCCTTGACAATTTTACGTGTCTCAGCCTTATCATTTAAATAAGTTGTTGAGAATTCTGATGCGAATGTCTCAAAAATCTTACGACCAAATGAGTTCTCTCTAGCAATTTGAATGTCTTCTTTAAGTTGTGACAATTCACCTTTGAGATGTGATGCAACTGCACTAGAAACTCGCTTAGAACTTTCAGCAACAAACTTCTGTTTGAGTGCTTCAAGTTTTTCACGACCTTCTGCGACCAACTTAACACGTTGTTCAACCACTGCTTGCTTGTCCTGAGCAAATTCTTTAATTTCTTTTGCTAGTGCTTGCACGATAAATGTTTGAAGTTTATCTTGGTTTTCCATTTGAACTTTGCGATCAGCACGTAGTTCTTTGATTTCTTCGGCTAGTTTAGTAACCATGAATTCATTAAACTTTGTTGCTTGCTCAGAAAGTTTTACTTTGGCTTTAACGCGGTCTTCGTTGATTGCCTTCTTCTCCTCGTGAAATTCTTTAATTTCTTCACTTAGAGACTCAGTTATCATCTTATCAAGGGCTTCAACCATCACATTTCTGTCATGTTCGTATCTTTGTGCGAATTCCTGACGGAGTTCACCTCGAACTTGATCTTTGGCTTCATTTAACTTGTCGTTCCAAACAGAATCAATTTCTCCTGCAACGTCTTCGTTAATGAGACCTGAATCAATTAATGGTTTGATAGCATCTAACATGCTGATTTCCCCTCTAATAAAGTTTAGTCTATTTTTAAGTCCTTAATGAGACGTTTAATTTCGTCTCCTAAGAACCTCTCTACTTGCTTGTTGCCTCTTGCTTCTCTTGCAATCTCTAACACTTTATGACCGTGTCTCATATTCATAAGACCTTCATAAATTGCTTTGGGATATGCATTTGGAGCACTGGGTTGGGCAACAATGTCTACTGTGATTATTTCAAAATCACTTACTCGGCCATCCAAATCGTTTACATTACCTGAACCACGACTTGAAACACCAAGTTTTACCCCTGATTCCAACATGGTCTGAACTAACTTACCCATTGGAGTTGGTAAAATCTTTAATTTTCCTAGCCCGTTTGGACCATCCATCCACATCTTAGTAATCATGTGTGATACACGATCTAAATTGATCTTTAAGTCATCTGGATGATCTACTTCGCCTAGGACCGAATGTCCTTCTCTGATTTGACTATTAAGGGTGTCAACAGCGGTTTCAATTTCAGAAACGGGGTAAACACGTTCATTAGCGTTTTTTACCCCACCCTGAATAAAAATACCTTGCATATACAAAGTTTTTAAATCACTGCCTTCTTCTTTAACAGATTCGACCACCAATTCTGCACGGTCGAATGTTAAGTGTTCCTTAAGATACAAAGCCATTTGTATCAGTTCCTTAGTCTATAACAGATTTAGTATTAACACCAGAAGCCTGTGCTGTCACGGGCTTAGGCGCACTTCCGAGTTTTACACTCTTTTGTCCAGGCTTGTTTTGGAAACTAGAAGCACCGTCTACGTCTTTTGCTTGGGGTGCTGAACGACCTTTCTCGTCACCTTTAGCAAAATCTACGGGCTTGCTGTCCATGCCTGCACTGCCTGAGTTAGCGTCAACTGGGCTTTTGGTGTTTTCACCATTGTCTCCACCATGTGGATATTGAACTGGAACTTTATTTAAAGTTACTGCTTCAGAGACTAATTCTTCGTCTTCGTCATCTGCTTCAGCAACCATTTCATCGTCAACTTCTACGTCAACTTCTTCGCCGCCTTCATCTTCGATGTCTTTTAGGTCAGCGTCCATTTCATCGTCACGACCTTCTAGGTCGTCTTCTTTGCCCATCATTTCTTCAAACTCAGCCATTAATTCGTCTAGTTTGTCTTCGATGCGAATAACTGCATCTTCTACTTCTTCAGAAGAACCTTCATCTTCGTCACCTTCGATGTCGAAAATTTCTTCAGAATCAACGTCAATTTCGTCTTCTGCTTCTTCTTCTTCGGAGACTCCTTCTTCTTCAGCATTGATCTCATCAAGTAAATCACCTACTTGACCGCCCATGCCTTCTTCGAGGTCATCGTCCATCATTTCTTCTTCCATGATTGACTCGTAAATCTCTTTAGATTTTTCTACTACGATTTCATGGAAAAGGTCTTTTGCTTGCTCCTCATCTTCATTAATAATGAGGTCAATTAATTGATCAAATTTCTTATTGTCCATTATATGTCTCCTGATTTAAAAATGGCTTTGTAAAGTTATTTAGCACGTAGTCATAAAAAGTACGTTTTAAGTGCTACTTTTTTGCGTTTTTGGTAGATTTTCGGTAATATATGGTATCAACCACATATTTTAGGCTGTTTTCGGGAGAGTTTTAAATGCTAGGAGCGCCTTCTGCTTCCGGCTTTGCTCCATACTGTTTTCTAACTTTTGCTAAATGTTTTGCCTTTTCATAATTTCTTACATCTAACATTTTACGTAATTTACGAATTTGATGCAATGTAAGTTTTGTTTTACGTGAGGTTCTCCAGATAGGTTTAGAGTTGTCTGTTTCAACATCTTGGAATCCGGGAACGGGCGCATCAAACATTTCAGTTAATTTCATAATAGTATTTATCTTTTAGGTGACCGGGGGAGGCATTCCGCCTGCAGGTGCGGCTTCTGGTCCTGCAACTGGGCCTGCAACATCTAATCCTTCTGCTCCAGCATCTTCTAATTCATCACCTGCTTCTATTTCATCATTAGTCTCAATATCTGAGTCAAAGTCACCAGTAGAAACACCAACATTTCTGAGGTCAGACCCTTCAGGATCCTGATCATTTGCTTCAGTGTTTTCTTCACCCCAAAGTTCTTCATTGCGTTTAAGTTCTTCTTCAGTTAATCCCAAGAATCTTTCTAACGCAAAACGCTTACTAATATAAGGAAACGCTTCCATTGATGCAAATGTAGATACCCTTGCCGTATCTAATTCGCTTTGACGATAAGCGGCAAAGTTTTGAGGTGGATTAAATGTTAAGTTGAATAATCCAGTATCAATATTGAATCCTCTCCAACGTAAAAACATTTTAAATTCTTCGTCAAGTTTGCTACAAATATAATTTTGTAGTCTTTCGCAATATTGATTAAATCTAAATTCTTGTATCATAGCAGTGCCAACACGACCGTCGTTTAGAGGTGTTGTGTTGTCATCTGGGCCTGTGGGCAAATATGAACTTGGGACACGCAAACCACGTGCTAGTCTATTATTAAAGTATTTTAAGTCATCAATCTCACCTAAGTTCTGTCCGCCTGGAAGAACTTCAATAGACGATCCTCTACCTTCTGCTGTAACTGGAAAAAAGTAATCTTCATTCATTGATAGTGGATTGTATGTAGCATCAACTACAGACTGTCCACCATGAACACTTGGAATACGTCTTTGGTGAATCTCATTTTTAATTCTGTCTACAAACGCCATTGCTAGGTGACTAGGCATGTTACCTACGTCAATCTTAAACATTCTACGTTCTGGTGCACGTTGTACACGATAGATTAAAATAGCGTCTTCTAGTAATTCTTTTTGCTTATATACTTTAAAGATGTTTTCTAAGATAGATTGTCCAAATGGCCAAAATCGATCTAATCCTTCAGTCAACGATAAGTGAACAACATGCTTTGCATCAATTGCTGACTCTGCTTGACCTAAAGTAAATCTACTTCCTGATGTGTTGTAAGGCATCGATGGTACAGTATAACCGCCGCCGCCTGCACCACCACCGCCACCTGTACCACCTAATCCAGTTGTTGGATTAGCGGCAAAGTCTGTGTTTGTTTTTTGTGCTACTGTGAGATTTTGTAAGTTAATGTTAATGTCTTTAATAACATATTGATCAGGCAATTTACCTTCACTTTCATTGACAATAACTTTAATGATTTTAACCATATCAACCCAGTACAGTTTAAAGTTTTCTGGATCTCTTACAAAAACTTGATCTCCGTACTTAATTGTGTTTCTAAAAATCTTAAACATTCTAGTGTCAAACTCATTAAGTTTACACCATTGTTGTAACTGTTTTGCAAGTAACTCTACTTCGTGTGGAGTTGGATCTTCTTTAAACTCAAAAGAGAAAGGCGTTTTGTTATGTTCATTTCTCTGTGTACTGAATTCTGCAATGATGTCTAAACATGCATTAATTTCTGCATCGACATCCATCATTTCGTATTGATTGTATCTTTCGATTCTGTTAGGGTGACCTGTGTAAACTTCTGGAAGTCTACTCATGTAATTCTTATAACCGAAGTCTGTACTTACATAAGGCGTTTCACTAGGCCCAACACCGTTCCAAGCACGTGAATTGCTATTGGCTCCTGATATCGGACTTGACTGACCGCTTTTGTTTGTAAATTTCTTAGTTAAAGGCATTCTTTTATCTCTTATATTATATTTAGTTACACCCTACCATACTGTAAGATTTTATTGTTAATGTCATTTGCATCTTCCAGTTTGCCGGCTATTGATCCTAAACGGTTTTCCATCAATCCCATTAGTTGTTGATTTTGGGCAAGTAACTGTTCTATGTACTGATCTGTTGCACCTGGTGTTGTTCCTGCGGCTGTTTCGCTAGTTGTTTTTTCTTCTACTACTTCTTCTTGTGCTTTAATAGCATCAGCAATTGCTGTAGATGCAGTTGTTAATGCTTCAGTTGAAGTATTCCATACGTCAACAAATTCATGTGTTGCTAGGTCACCGGTTCTTTCATATGATTCTTCACCGGTCGCTTCGTTATAATAATCTCTGATGTTGCCATCTGCACGATCTAATGACCCTTCTACAGTATTGGCATACTCCATAATTTTTTCTGAAATATAATTGCCATCATCGTCTGTTGTTGACCGAGTTTTAGTAATTAATACTTCACCCAATGCGTTAACAGATTTAATATAATCGTCAAATTGTTTAGAATATGCATCATCTGAACTTTCTGTTACCATTGACTGTTCTGATGTGATTTCCTGACCATATTTGTCATCTAAGAATGCACGTTTAGCATTTTCTTTAACAACAGCCATTTGTTCTTCAGTGGCTGTAGTAGCATCAAGCCCTATTATTTCTAATTCATTTTGTAGATGTTGTAAGTAACCACCTAATGCACCGCCTGTTTGTTGTGCCCATTCTTCATCGGTGCCTTCAGCAAATAGTTCTCGTCTACCTTCTACTGTTTCTAAGTCAGGTTCTTGGTTAAATAGACTCATTAAGCCTTCACCGGCACTTGCTAACAATCCTACACCTGGAATAGCCATTGTTGCTTTCTTGGCTAAGTCCATAATAGAACTTTCTTTTTCTGTTTCACCTTCTTCGCTTTCAGGATTTAAGTAATTACTGACTTTTTCAAATAGATTTGGTAATACGCCAAAACCAGGAAACATGGCAGCCATTATAGGCGTCATAGTTTTGCCTACTTCTCCCCCTAATTCTCCCTCAGCGCCTTCTAACGTTAGTTCTCCCGCGGCAGTTACCATACTTTCAGATGCAGTTTCAATAGCATCTCCTGCTTGACCTGATAAAGCGGCTAGAGCGGCGTTTGCTTCTTCCGCACCTTGAGCAAGTGCTTCTTCTTGGCGTTTTCTTTCAGCATCAGCAAGACGCTGTTCTCTTATTAACTGTGCTTGTTCTGCTTCGTTTTCTCTTTGTTCTGCAAGCAAACGTTCTCTTTCTACACGTTCTTGTTCTTCTGCTACTATTTGGTCAGCGACTGCTTGTTGTTGTTCTGCGATAAGGTCTGATTGTCGTTGCTCTCTTTCAGCAAGCATAGCAGCCATTTCTTCTTCACTGGCGCCTGCTGTTAATGCATCAACACCGGGTCCTTCCATGCCTGCGGCTATATCTGTAAGTTCTTGTAGTTGCTGGTCAGTTAGATCATTGTCCATCATCATTGCTTGGACCATGTCTTTAGTTACTGTGCCTTCTTCAATACCTGCACGTAACGCTTCCATATTAACTTCACTAGCACCTAACCAATTTTCATTGTAGATACCCATTTGTGAAACTAAGTCTAAGTTGGCTCTATTGTATTCTTCCATTTCTGGAGTAATGGTCATTGCTTCGCCTAATGCACCACCGATTGCTTCACCGCCTTCACTACCTAACCAGGCGCCTGCAATACCACCTATAATACCACCGATAGCAGTACCGATAACAGGGACAACTGATCCAATTGCGGCACCAGCGGCTGCGCCTGCTAAAGCACCACCTGCACCACCTATTGCTTGGCCTGCACCTTCAGATGTTGCTTGTGTCTTTCTTCTGTCTGCTTCTTCTTCTGAAATCTTGCCTTCGGCTAAATTTTCTTCCGCACGTTCTCTGCCTTCCATAGCAGAATAAACACCTTTACCAACTTCGACTACTGCGGCTAGAGGACCTGCTAATTTTCCTACTGCACCTAATGCTTTAACTCCTGCTGACCCTAAGGCGCCACCTGCACCAGACATTGCACTTGCGGCTGCTCCGCCACCTCGAAACAAACCGCCTAGTTTGCTCATCATTCCGCCAGCACCACCTGCACCAGAGAAGGCACTCATGCCCATAGCGGCTGCGGCTACACCTGCGGCTACAGTTAGTGCTTCTAACGCTATTGTACCTTTATCAAATCCATTAGTAAGTGGGTTAAGTGCATCTAATGCGGCATCTGCGGCTGTTCTTACATTACGTTCAGTATCAATTAATGCCGCGGCTGCATCACGCTGTGCGTCACCACTTTGCATTCTTTCATCGATTTCTCGTTGTGCGGCTTCTCGTCTACCTACTTCGTCTTGAGGATCAATTTTGCCCCCTTCCATCACTGCTTCTTTAGCAAGACCTAATTGTCTACCTAATTCTTCACCACCAAATTGCAATGATGTACCAAACTGTCCTATTCTTTCATCTTGTTTTTGTCTGATCTCTTGTGCTGTTTCAGCCATTAATCGATCAAACTCAGGAGTTCCTGCTTCTACGCCCTCAAATTTCTTTTTAAGATCAGCGGCTGATAATCCTAAGACTGCAAGACCTTTAGTTGATTCGTCAAACGCACCTGTACGTAATACTTTACCAAATTGCTGACCAAACTCATCACCGAAATCGTTAGCCATACGACCAATGGCTTCGTTTCTAACTTGAGATGCATTTTCCATCTCATCGATTTCTGCTTGTAGTTGTGCCCTTCTTTCTGCATTAGTTTCTTGTGCTAATTCATTTTGTAGGTTACGTAGATTTGCTTCGTCTCTACGGTTAGCAATAACGTTTTCGTATGCATTTCTAGCGGCTTGTTGTTCGGCTTGCAATGTTTCAGCAGACTTACCTGTTAAGTCTGACAACATTCTTAAATTTTTAGCATAGTTTAAAGAGTCTTTGGCAAGTTTTGCTTCATCAAACCCACGCTGTTGTAAATTAATACCCGATTGTCTTTGAAGTTCTACATATGCGCCCTGCGTTTCTTGCAGTTCTTCTAAAGAATAACCTATTCTATAGAATGCACGTTCATTTTCATTAGCGGCTTTGAGTAATCTTCCAAATGCTTCTGTACCTTCGCCAGTTGTGCCACCTAATGTAGTTAAGCCTTGACCTGCGGCTTTAAAGATTGGTCCCAATCTTTCCAAATCTTCTGCGGCGTAACCTGCGGCTCTAGCCATGTCAGTAAGTGTTTCACTGTTCTGCCCTGAAACCGCACCCATCTCATACATTCTAGTAACAAATTGATTTTGTGCGTCTGCTTGTTCAGTAAATGCTTGTGCAACTTTACTAATGACTTTTATTGCGCCGCCGATGGCCATACCAAGTGGACCAAAGGCTTTACCTGCTTCAAAAGCGGCATTACCTAATCCATCTATTGCTTTGTTATAAGATGCAAACTGTCCTTCGCCTTTTAAAAGAGCATCAGCAAAAGATACTGTAGCTCCTTTAAGGTTAGTAAAGCCGGCTTGTAATGCTTCACTGGCTGCGGTTAGTTCTTGTTGAGCCTGACGAGAAGCCTGTACTGCTTTAGATTCACCTTCTCTAACTTTGACGTTTGCTTTTATTGCTTCGCCTTCTTTATTGACAGCGGCTCCTGTTTGATCTATACTCCCACTCATTTGTCCCATTTTTACAGCCAATGGGCCCAAAGAGGCACTTAATGCTTCTAAATTACCAAGCAGTTCTCGCATTACTTCTGGGTCAAAATCATCCATAGCCATATATTAATGAGTCTCTTTAAGTTTTTTATAGCCGGTTTTTCGGTCTACTAAATACTATGCTAATTGTATTTAGTATTTTTAAATTACCATAATTTTTTGAGGAACATATATGGCCACAATTGATAACAATCCCTTAAGACAGTACTTTAGAAGACCTGCTGTTTTTATTAAGTTACCATCAGGGGTTGAAAATTATCCTGATGATATTATCGAAAAGACAGAATCAGGAGAACTACCCGTTTATCCAATGACTGCTATTGATGAAATTACTACTAAAACACCTGATTCATTGTTTAACGGTGAGGCTATGGTAGAAATCATTAGAAGTTGTATTCCAGCAATTAAAGACCCGTGGGAACTGTTGAGTAATGATTTAGATACTGTTCTTATTTCTATTAAAGCGGCAGGTGGACAAGATACTATTGATGTAGAATCTGAATGCACTAAATGCAACGCATTAGGAACATATGGCGTAAACATGCAAATGCTATTAGGATCTCTTCAACCAGGGGACTATGATACGTTGCTAGAATTAGGTGATCTAAAAATCAAATTTAAGCCACTTAAGTATAAAGAAATGAATATTGCAGGTCTAGGTCAATTTGAAATTCAAGCAAAATACAAAAACATGCCTGATATCAAAGACCCTGATGAACGTATGAAAATGAGCCAATCTGCATTAAAAGAAATTACTGCATTAACAATGAAAGTATTGGCATTGGCTATAGCATATGTAGAAACTCCCACAGCACAAGTAACAGAACCTGAATATATTGAAGATTTCTTGTCTAATTGTGATACTAAAACTTATGAATCTATCAGAGATTGGCATAGCAAGATTAAAGCAGATAGCACTATAAAGCCTCTACAAATTACTTGTGAAGAATGTCAACATCAATACGAGCAACCTTTCACACTAAACGCTTCAGATTTTTTCGTGTAAGGCTTCTTTCTCTCGACCCTGAGGGGATTAGGAAGTTACTAAAAGGATATGAAGAACAAGTCAGGGCGATCAGAGCCAATGCTCTGACTATGTCCTGGTATATGCGTGGCGGTGCTACCTATGAAGATATCCTTAACATGTCTCAACATGAAAGAGAATCCATAAATAAACTAATAGAAGATCACTTGGAAACAACTAAGAAAACCCAATTACCATTCTTTTAAATCTTATTATTTCATTAAGAGGTCTCTAAAGAGACCTAATTACTCATTCGCTTCGCTCATTCGTAATTTCTTTTTGGTATATTATTAGGATACAGTGTTAAACAGTTCTTTAAGAAGTCTTATTACCTTTTAGAAGCCATGGTAGTGCTATTCAAACACTACCACGGTTCAGGTCATTACCCCCTGTCATCCATGTTGTCTGTCCCCGATTGATTACGTTACTATAATCAATCGCTACCGGTTGCTCTGTAAAGTTTACTGGGCTGTAGTTGAGCCAATCATATTAATAAACATGATCTCTCAGCAACGCATGTTCTATATCCTCAAGACAAAGTAGATATAGACTCATTGAAGGTTCGCTACCATAACGATTGCCTCCTCGGTATATTGTGTGTAACACACTACTTCAGATCCGTTACCCGTATAGGGTTCCTCAAGAAGGGTCGAGTACAAATTACGACCATACTATATGTAAGTTTTAATAATCTACTGGTGTAGTTTTTATTGAGATAGACTTGGTGTCGGCTTCGTTTGACGTGGTGTCTGCTGTGCTTTTATTTGAGTATGATTTAAATAGTTCTTTGTTAAATTCAAAAAAGTGATCAAAACTGAATATAACCCAGTCAGCATGGTTGTCTGAGGTATAGTACATGAATTGATCACTTACAAATGTGTACCGACTAGGCACACATACAAAACGCCCCTTACGATTAAATTTCATAAAGAGAACGTCAAAGTCTCCCTCTTCATGCACGTCCATTAACTGGTCGAGCCATTCTTCAAGTTGTCTGCAAGAACCTGACAGAACTTGATGAAAAGGGAAATCTGCATAGAATTTACACTCAATGTTTAGTGCATCAAAACTTTGTCCAGGAACAATGTCTCCCTTAAAACTTCTGATCTGTCCTTCGTGTAAAATCTCTGTTCGATTTTGGTTTTTGCCACCGACATAAGCACCAGATCCGGGCGCCCTTATGAAACTTTCTCCATAAAGATCACTAAGAAATTTTGCAACTTCTCTTTCAAATCCTGATCCTTTATTCTTAGATGGTGATGGCATTACTATTAATTATCTCCCTACCACTCAGTGGCATAATTTTTTGTCACACGATAATGGGCGCATTTTGTTTGACACTCAAAAGAACCGTGTATAAACTCGGCATTCCAAAATTCTTCCTTCACAACTTCGGGTAAATTCTTTTTGTGTAGACTATATTTCTTGCCTACATCTTGCCATTTGTTATTGTGACCATATCGTGTTGCTACCCAACAACAGGGATAAAATTCGCCCCTGGCATTTATGTATGCGCCTTTGTTGCCTATGTGACATAAAGGTCGCTCATTTCCTATTGTAGGTGCAACTTTTAATAAAGTTAAATTAGTACGCATCCAAGGCTCTAATAACTTTCTGTCAGACAATTTAAATACTTCTCTTTCAAATCGGTGACTAGATGCTATCAGTTTTTCAGATGGTTGTAAAGGGTCGTCTTTCCCATAGTGATCATAGACTTCACCAAACTTTGTACTCTTTGTTAATTGAAATGAGTCGAAACCTATTTCTTTAGCATAGGTTTTCATTTCTTCTAACATGTCTTCGTTAAATTTAAAACCTATTGCGTCCCAAACAGTCCAACAATTTGATTGTTGTGCCATAATAGTAGCACCACTGATAATACTAGACCAATTTGAATTTATTCTATATTTGTTATTGCTTTCTTGGTTCCATCCATCTATACTAAAATGTATTTGATCTTGTTCATCTAGTAATTCAGCAAGTTCTTGCCACCAACCGTCTGCTTTGTACGACCCGTTAGTAACTATAATAATTGCGATAGTGGGTTTAATTTCTTTAAAATATCTAATGACAGGGATAAAATCATGTGCATAGATCGGGTCACCGTCATCACCACAAAATGTCAATTTTTCAACATTTCTAGTAATGAACCCTTTTGGAAAGTTTCTCTTAAAGAACTCTAAATCTAATTCTGTATTGACAAGTGTATCTGGTACTTCTTGTCTAGGGCATCTAGGGCACTTTAGTGTACACTTGCTACTAATTTCAATGTGCCAGTGCCACAGGGCTAAACTCATAAGTGTTCCATTTCCCTAGAAGTGTTATATGTAGTAAACCCGTTTTCTTTAACAACTTGCAAAACACTTGGAACACGACCTGCAAGTTCTTCTCTGTGAGATACAAGCCAAATTGACTTGTTACGTCTACGTGACATATCTTTAAGAATAGCCATAGCATTCTCAACACCGATAGTATCTAAACCAGAGTCAATTAACTCGTCAATAAACAAAGTATTGATTGGGAAATATAAGTTTTCCCACACGTCTCTGAATGCAAATGACAATCCTAAGATCAGTCTATTTCGCTCACCTCTTGACAAGTTATCAAAGTCTAGTTCTCTGCCTAACTCTGTAATTTCTACACTCAAATCATTTAAGAATACAACTTGATGTGGTAGACCCATCTTATCTAAGTAATGTGTAAGCCTACCATTTAGATAAGATAAGTTTTGATCAATAATCTTTTTACGCACAAATGAATCTTTACTTGTTAACAAGTCCAATAAGAATTTTTGATGATCACCAATGCGTGATAATTCGTTTATTTTATCAAAATTAACTTCTTGTAACGCCTGTGATTGCATATCTTCGATTTGATCTGTATACGGATTCGTATCATTCTCTCTTTGATCGATTTGTTGTAATAAATTATCTACTTTATTTCTATGTTCAAAGGCTTCTTGTTCTGTATCATAATATAGTTTTGGCAAAGACCCGATATCCCCGATCTTTTCTTTTTCTTTTTCACATTCGACATAAAATTCTGCTAAATCAACTGTGCGTTCATTGGCTTCTTCTAGTAATTTTTCTTTGTCTACCAATATGTTAGCATGACTATCATCGTGGAAATCTTGACCACAAGCATAACATTTATTAGTACGTAATGTCTCAATTTCTTTTTCTAATTTAGTAACAGATTTAGATTCTTTATCTAAATCTGACCTAGTTCTTTGCATCGTTTTATCGATATCTTCGTGTTCTTTCTTACGTTGATTGTATGTACTAAGTTCTTTGTGGCCAAGTAATTCGGCTTCAATATCCAAAGTTTTGAGTACTTCTAGTTCTTCTTTTAACTTTAAAATATCTTCATTTTTCTTGGCATCCCATAGTTTAGCACGTTTAACTAAAGAATCAATTTGTTCATGTATTCTTTTGTTTGCTTCTTCTATGGCTTTGATTTTAAATTCTTCTTGTTGCAAATCTTCTTTATTTGCTTTAATTTTAATCTTAATTTGTTCTGCTTTTTCAGACAATAATGTAATACCCAACAACTGCTCAATAACATCACGCTGTTGTCCTTGAGTCATGCTTAAGAATGGTTGACTATATGTGTTTAGTGCTACAATGTTTCTAAACATTGTAGGAGAAATATTAATAATCTTGTCTATAACACCCTGTGTTTCTTTGTTTTCACCTTGGGCTTCATTATCTTCTTCGTTATTGTGACCATTAATAAAGAATTTTAAACTGTGTGGTTTACGACCACGTTCAATACGATATTCTATACCGTTAACAACAAAATCTAATGTCACTAACATGCCTTTACCGTTAGTTCTATTAATAAGATTGTTTTGTTTGATGTTGTTTAAGGCAGTACCATATAGTGCATAACTAATGGCTTGAATTAGTGTAGTTTTACCTGTGCCGTTTCTTGCACCGTCTCCACCTAAGTCTAAGTTCTCACCTAATATAAGGGTAAGTTCTTGGTTGTGCAGGTCGATTGCTTGTGTGACCGACCCAACACTTAAAAAATTTCTTAGTGTAATATTCTTTAGTTGTATCATAGGCTTTGATATATCTCTAATAGCACACCTTTATCATAGAATTCACTTTCTATGTTTTTAATTTGATCAATGATAATGCTATCCACACTTTCAAATGATAGTTCACCAGGTGCAAGATCATTAGCATGTTCATCTGACTTAATCGGAATCAATGCCATTTCTCGCAACTGGTGTTTTGGTATTAACGTTTCTCTAATAAAGTTGGCTTCTTCATAAGAAATGTCAATATCTAAATGAACTCTAACATGACTGTCAGGTAAAAGCAAGCCTTCTGGGTTATCCAAAACCTCACTTAATTTGTATACTCTATATTTGGGTTGATTTGGCCATGAATGAAATTCAGGTTCTTTGTCCCACTCTAAAATCATCATACCTCTGGCATCGTCACCTGCGTCTGCATAGTTGTGTGGGAAAGCATTACCTATGTACCAAACGTTTTTGCGTGATTGTCTTTTATGAAAGTGACCAGAGAATGCCCATTCAAACTGTGATAGATAATCGGTGTTAAGTTCTCCGTGATCCGGCATTTCGATCATAGCATTCATATAGAAATAGGGCAATTCTAAATGACCAAAAAGATATTTGCCTTTTTTCTTTTTAAGTTGCTTGTAATCATCATTGACTAACCACGGGGCAATAACACAATCTCCCTCTTCGAACCAATCATTAACAATTGTAATGTTTGGTAAATGGGTAGCCCATTCTACTGAGTGAATGTCTCTTTTGTCTCTATAATAAAGGTCATGATTGCCCGGAATAAAATACACTTTGTTAAATGCATCATTTAGTTTCTCTAATGCTTTGAGACCAAACTGCATAGTGTGCATGTTGATACTGGATCTATGATGATTCCAGTCACCTAAAAAGAAACATGTCTCACAATCGTTCTTTTTTGCTTTTTCTATAAACCAGTCAACAAAATTAGAACAATCTTGGTTATGAACCAAACTGTTACTTTTTAAACCAAAGTGTATGTCTGTAAAAACTGCCGCTTTATCAAAAAGATTAGCCATAACTACTTACCCATATTAATACTATATTGTAACTTACAATAGAACGTAATACAAACAAAACGGATAAATTAATATTCTGCCTGCTCTGCTAGATTGGTAGCACTGTCAAAACTCATACCAGACATTTGTCTAGTAAATGAAGGATTCAACCCGTTCATTTCTAAAATATCGTCTCTGATATTTTGGTTGCGTTTTTCAGAGTTAAGAACTCTACAGAAACTATTTGTAATTGCCGCAGTATAATATGCGAATGGATTTGCTGACTTGGCTTCATTAAATCTCAAGCCTACATAAGTCAACTGAAGAATAGCACTTTGTCGCATTTCATCGTTGTATGTGTAACCGCGCCAATTGAATTTCATGGCGTACTTTTCACATAACATAATATACATACGTGCTAGTTTGTCAGTGATGTTACCTGCTTTAGTAGTAAACTCACCAGTTTTGACTCCACCTTTCCAGTGCGATTTGCCAACTAACACTAAAGAGTTAGTTTCTGCATCTAAACGATAATGTTGAAAAGGAGGAAAATTAACTTTAACATGGACTAAATCATCGATTTCCTTCTTTGTTTTCTTGTCTTCTAAATCATCAAACAAGTTGTCTGCTGGATCTAACTCATCTTCAAAATCAATAATGTCTACTACTGTTTTCTTTTTGACAACCTTTCTAGGTTGTTTTTTAGACAATGGAATATGATCCCAGGTCATTACCCTAAAAATTAATCCGTCGGTTTCAATAGTCTTTGGGTCAATTTTGTTTTGTCCTGTCAGGCCTTGCTCTGCTGATAACCTAGCCGCTTTATTTTCTTTTGCTTGTTGTATATTTGTTTTCTTAAGACACATGGGCAGAGACTTCTCTAATGGAGTCTCTGGAGTGACATCAATGATCATGTCATATTGATGATATTCCTTTTTTGTAAACGAGCAATATGAAGTTTTGCTTGCGTGAATTTCTTTTAGTATGTCTTTGTTATTTAAATAGTTAACTGGTTTTTTTGCAACTGCCATTAAAGTTCCTCTTTGTTGTTGTTAATCTTATTGCAAGATTGGTATGAGATTATTATACAGATTGCTAACGTGTGTAGCAAGTATAACGGGTAAAAAATAGTGGTTTTTCACTTTCGATAAATATATCATGTAGCAAACTATTTATCACACATGAATATTGGGATAAAAATGACTGGAGATTTATCAAGTGTCTGGAGATAACACAACTGGCTTTAACGCCGCCGCTGATTGGCGTGTAAGAATGAAACTAGGCGATGATGCTTATTATCTTTATAAGAACGCAAACGTGCCTGGCATTCTGAAACCCTTAATAGCAACTGACGGAGTTGTTTTCCC